GTACAGATGGACAATCAATGCCCGTCCTGCACAGCTTATCCCTGAAGGTGACTGGACAACATGGCTTATTAAGTCAGGCCGTGGATGGGGTAAGACCAGGGTAGGAGCTGAGACAGTCAGGATATGGAAAGACAAATTTCCTATAATTCATTTTATTGGAGCTACAGCAGGAGACGCCAGGGATATCATGATCGAAGGGGAATCGGGGATCCTCAAGTCAAGTCCTCCCTGGGACATGCCGAATTATGAACCATCAAAGAGGAAAATATCATGGAACAACGGAGCTTATGCTTTGATTTTTACAGCTGATGAGCCGGACCGATTAAGAGGGCCACAATGCTATGCCTCATGGTGCGATGAGTTGGCTTCATGGAAATACCCGAATGATGCCTGGGATAATATGATGATGGGCCTTCGATTAGGAGAAAATCCGAAATGTATAGTCACTACCACTCCCAGACCAATAAAGCTAATCAAGGAATTGATTAAGGACCCGACAGTCTATGTAACAAATGGCACTACCTATGAGAATATTGATAACCTGGCTCCGGCCTTTCTTAATACTATAATATCGAAATATGAAGGCACACGGTTAGGCCGACAGGAATTAATGGCCGAGCTTCTTGAAGATATTGAGGGTGCTTTGTGGAATCAGAAGTTAATAGATGCATCAAGAGTAAAAAGATATCCTGATCTCATCCGTATAGTCGTTGCCATTGATCCGGCTGTAACATCAACAAAGGATAGTGATGAGACAGGGATAGTTGTAGGAGGTAAAGACATTGACGGCCATATTTATATTTTAGAAGATGCGTCAGGTATTTATAGTCCTCAGAAATGGGCCACGATATCTATTGATCTCTATAATAAATACAAGGCTGATCGAATAATTGCCGAGGTTAATAATGGAGGTGATCTCGTTCAGACAGTAATTAATAATATCAATAAGAATGTAAGCTATGAAAAGGTTAATGCTTCAAGGGGTAAAATAAGACGTGCAGAGCCTGTTGAAGCCCTCTATGAACAAAAGAAAGTTCATCACGTAGGATCATTCCCTAAACTTGAAGATCAGATGTGTTCATATACAGGTGATCCGAAAGACGAATCGCCTGATAGAATGGATGCGAATGTATGGCTATGCACATATTTAATGGAAGATAAAATAAATACAAATGTATGGGCTTAGATTTATTTGGTAATAAAAAATATCGTGAGATAATCACTCAGCAGAAAGCGATGCTTGCAGAGGTTGATATCCAGGTGACTCAACAGAACGAGCTATACCGTGCCTTATATGAGATGCTATCAACAGGAATGCCGTTGTCCCGCGATTCCAAGATGAAGGATTATGTCAGAGAGGGTTATGAAGGCAATCCCGATGTATTCTCAATAGTAATTAAGCTATCCGGTATGTTCGCTCAGGTAATGTCGAATATCAAATTAATGCAGACCAGTGGAGGGAAAGATGTTGAGATTGATAATGCTGAGATAGATGCGATACTGGAAAATACTAATTACTACCAGAACTTCTATGAGTTTTGTCGCCACTGGGCAGTCAGTTATTACATAACAGGCAATTCCATTGTCTATGCTCCACGGTTCACAGGCGGGGCTAATGAAGGTAAGCTCACACTTGATGGCATGATAATGATGCCTTCACAAAATGTTAATATATTTTCTTCCGGATGGAGAAAGCCAATTGGTCATTATGCTTTAGACATCAATCAGTCATACAAGATCGACCCTCACGATGTATGGCATGAACGGTTTGCTCCGACACTCACTTATGAGGGAGGTAAGAATTTCATGGGTATGTCACCTGTTAAGGTTGCTGCTAATATCATCAACTCCCAGAACAAGGGTTATGAGGTCACGGCAAAGATGTATTCCTATGGTCATCCTCCGGGGATCCTTAGTAAAGAGGTGGAGGGTAATTCAGAGACGCCAGGTGAGCAGGAGAGTAAGTTCAGAGAGCGTTATAAGACTAAATATCAGGGAGTAGATAATATGGCCGTCCCGATCTTCACACTTGGTAAGATGAATTACACAAAGATAGGTTACGACAACCTTCAGGAGCTCCAGGTGATATCCATGAGCGAACATGGGAGGCGCATCTTCTGTAATATTTTACAGGTCCCGTCACAGCTATTCAATGACACAGCAGCTAGTACTTACAATAATATGAATGAAGCATCTAAGGCGATCTATACAGGTCGTATCATCCCGGATGTATCTCAATTCTGTGCAGGGTTTAATAACATCATTAAGGCTTATGGTGATTTCTGGGTTAAGCCTGACTATTCCGATATCGATTGCTTACAGGAAGATAAAGAGAAAAAGGTTATCTGGGTAAGCAAGCTATTCAATGATGGTATAATCACAGGCGATCAGTATCTGGAGATGTTGGGAGAAGAGCCGACAGGATTACCTGAGATGCAGGTGAGATATCAAAACATAGCAAGGGTTCCTTTGGGATTCGGTGAGGATCTGTCTATTGATAATAGTAATAAGTTTTATGAGAGGTTTGGAATATCTGATTATAAATCTGAAAAGCATGTAGTCAGATGTACTTGTGGGTATGAATTTGACTACCTGTCTGTTTCAGAAGCAGGGATGGGGTATGTGCTTTGCCCTAAGTGTGGTAAAACAGTTACACAATAAATAAAAGATAAATTATAGTTATGGAAAAGTCAGATAAAAAACAAAAGGAATCATTTACAAGAGCTGAGGTTATTAAGTTACTGCAGCAGCAGATAAATGACTGTGCCGAGGTTATTCAGGAAAGTAATTTATCTGAATATACGGCAAAGCTGAAAATAATGGCCACAAAATTAATCAAGTTCTGATGAAAGTCAGTGGAATATATCAAATTCAGTCAAAGATTAAACCGGAAAGGATTTATATCGGGAGTGCTGTAAGTATTCGTCAAAGACGGTATGAGCATTTGTTCCATTTACGAAAAAATAAACATCATTCTCGGAAACTTCAAAGGCATTATAATAAATATGGCGAATCAGATTTAGTTTTCATTATAGTTGAATTATGTTTCCCTGAATTTTTGACTGCGAGGGAGCAATACTATATCAATAAGTTAAAGCCGTGGTTTAACATTCGTAAAATAGCAGAATCCAATTTAGGATTAAAGTGTTCTGATGAAACAAGACAAAAAATAAGCGAATCACTTAAAGGCAGAATCTTATCAGAAAAACATAGGAAAAATATAAGTGAGGGGCATAAAGGGATTATATGTTCCGAAGAAACAAGGCAAAAGATGAGTAAATCTCTTATTGGAAAACATCATTCAGAAGAAACTTGCAAAAAAATAGGCGAAGCAAGCAAAAGCAGAAAACACACAGAAAAAACAAAAAGGAAAATGAGCGAAGCACGTAGAGGCGAAAATCATCTAATGTTTGGAAAGCATCATTCCAGAGAAGTAAAAAAAAGGATAAGTGATTCAGTAAAAAAATCATTAGAATTAAAACGTTCATTGGTAAATTTAAAAATAGCATGACAAGGCGACAAAGGTGGAAAATATTGGATAGGAAAAAATCAGCTTATCGAAGGCATACGAAACCATTGTTTCTAAAAGCGTTTGATTTACAAATTTTACCTTTATTCGAAAAGATAAAGGAAACATCTGACATTCGTGATATTGTCGTGCCGCCGTTGAATGACAAGCCTATTGAAGAGGCATATAAGCGTTTGTATTTAATAACTGCTTCCGATTATGCAATGCTGCAAAGGATGGAGTTCCGGAAAAAAGATGTTAGTGAAGATGAAGTTTTTAAAGCTTTGATGTATGATGAGATAATCAACTACCTGAAGATCCATAAAGGAGCAACCATAACGGCAGCTGGGGATACATCCGTCGAACTCATACAGCGTATGATTGATAAGATGGTACCTGAGATAATTGACCAGGGTATTGGTGGCGGCGCAGCACAAACGATGCTTCGTGATCAGATCGGCAGTGCCTGGCATGAGATGAAGCGATTTCGCACTGAGAGGATAGTACGTACTGAGGTCAACAGGGCTTCTAATTGGGGCAGTCTTGAAGGAGCTAAGAGTGTTGGGATAGATCAGGATAAAGTTTGGCTAAGTTCTTTCGCACCGGATTCGAGAGAGACACATAACATGGCAGACGGTCAGAGAGTGGATATCAACGAGCCGTTCATCGTTGGAGGTGAAAGCCTAATGCACCCGCTTGATCTTTCTTTGGGAGCAACAGCAGGTAACACGATTAACTGTTTATGTGGTATTTATTACAAAGTAAAATAAAACGTGATGGAAAAAATATCAATTAAAGATTTTGAAGCGGAGGTAAAAGACCTGGATACAACAAAAGGGATTGTGACAGTCTATATCAATGCTTTCAATAACGAAGATTCCGATGGTG